ATGGCCTCCCCTGATACCAAAGACGCCATAATTGACCTGATGCGAGACTATGACCGCGTAGGCATCCATGCGGTCACCTGCGACCAGATTTCGAACGCACTGCGCATCAAAAAGAGCTTCGTCCTGAAATCCCTTCAAGAGCTAATCATTGAAGGGAAAGTCGAATACGCGCGTAAGAACCCACGTTCGGCGCAATCCCGCTTCCAACTCGCGGGGGAGGCGCTGCGCAAGTGACATCCCCCATTCCTGTTTCTGCCGCTCTACTCCGCAACCTTGCGGGGCGGAAGTGGCGTGATGACGCGTTGGCATGTGCGTTCGCGACTGGAGAGGCACATACCCGGAAGGCCAGCAGTGGCCCTGCTAAGGTGTTTGGCCGTCTCTCGTCGAGGTTCATTCGCCCTGGTACGCGCAAGCATCCGACATCCCCAGACAAGGACGCCTCGCGGCAGCGCAAGCGCTCGTGGGCTGGGTCCGGTATGCCTCGCGTGATGTGGAAGCACTATACCGAGGGCGAACGAGCGGTGCTGTGTGTGGTGGGTGATCAGGTGAGGCGTCACGGCTATTGTGATCTTGCCCTTGATCGTATCGCAGCCGTTGCGGGTGTCAGCCGTACAACGTGCCAGAATGCCTTACGGAAGGCGCGTAACGTTGAGCTTGGTCACGTCACCGTCGAAGAGCGTCCACGCGCTGGACAGAAGAACCTCACCAATATCATTCGCATCGTCGCAAAGAACTGGTTGGGCTGGTTGAAGCGCAGCATAGGGTTCAAAGGGGTTAACCCCACGGTAGCGAAGGAAGATAATCTCTCTCAAACAGAGCCAGCCGCTGTGTCGAAAGGGGCTTATGAGAGGGAGGATGCAGAGGCGTCTGTGCAATCCCGCACCGATGGTAACACGACTGAGAAGGAAGCACGGCATGAGGAACCGAAAGTACGCCGGAATGAGCTACGAGCAGGCGTCGAAGGCAGGTCAAGAGTTGATCGAAGAGGCGGCGCGGACTGGAAGATGGCACGATATCGTTGATGATTTGACCGATCTGCGGTCCGTCATGACGCCAGAACCTCGGACGCCTCCGATGTACAGTGCAACAGGTGGAATGTGGATTGATTTCGATGGACGATCCATAAGGATAACGCCTTGGTCAGTCGACCGGGGGGTGGTTTAGAACTTTCGACCCGCCGAGGGGACCGGCGGCGGGTCAAACGCTCTATAATTTTCTGAATTAGAGTGTTTTTTCTTCTAATTACAAAGGCTTAATCGGTTTTCCGCTGTCAAAATTTGTGGAATTCACACCAAACTTTTTTTCCGGCATAAAATTGGAATGAAGATTTGGCCTTTCTCCCGAAGCGAAAATATCGAACGCCGCGACGCAAACCTAGCGGATGCGGATGGAGTTTTGTCCGCGCTGTGGTCCGGCGCGGCAAGCGGGTCGGTCGGGATCTCCGGCGCTGCGGCGCTTCGGGTCCCGGCTGTTGCGAATGCGGTTCGCGTGATCTCGGAAGCGGCGGCGACGCTCGATGTCCGGATCATGGAGCGCGACGAAAACGGCGTCGAGACTGAGGATAAAACGCACCCGGTCGGGCTGCTACTGCGCGGCGATGTGAACGGCTGGACATCCGGTTTCGAGCTTATCCGCGACCTGACAGCCGGGGCGCTGACCAACGATGCGGGCGGGCTGGCATACATCAACCGTGTGGGCGAAGAGATCCGCGAGATCATCCGCTACCAGCCCTCGGCAATCACTGTCCAGTACGACCCCCAGACCGGCGAGCCGACATACCGCGTCAACGGCAATGTGGTCCCGGCCCGCAACATCGTTCACGTTCGCGGACCTTTCGACAAGTCGCCGTTGACGCTGGCGGCGGAAGCCATCGGTGCGGCAAAGGTCATGGAGACCCACGCGGGCAACCTGTTCAAGAACGGCGCAAAGCCCGGCGGCATTATCGAAAGCCCGAAATCGCTTGGCGACGAAGGCGTGAAAAAGATGATCAAGGCTTGGCGTCTGGCGCATGACGGCGCGGCCAACGCTGGCAAGACCGGCATCCTCTGGGATGGTGCAAGCTTCAAGCAGATGATGCTCAACTCGGTGGACGCCCAGTTCATCGAGTTGCGGCGTTTCCAGATCCTCGAAATCTGCCGCGCCTTCCGCATCCCACCGTCGATGCTCTACGAGTTGGAGCGTGCCACCTGGTCGAATAGCGAACAGATGGGCCGGGAGTTCCTGACCTATACGCTTGAACCATGGCTGCGCGCTCTGGAAGGGTCGCTTGCGAGAGCGCTTCTCACCCGCAAGGAACGCGAGAGTTTCCGCATTCTTCTCGACCGTGACGACCTTACCCGCGCCGATCTGACGGCACGCGCCACGGCCATTTCCAGCCTCATCAGCGCCAAGGTTTTGAACCCGAACGAGGCGCGTAGCTGGCTCGACCTCGCGCCCTATACGGGCGGCGAAGAGTACGGAAATCCTCACATCAACCCGAACACTCCCGGCTTCGGCCACAACGGCGGCCCGAAGCTGGGTGACAGCAAGCCGGAAAAAAAGGAGCCGCCCGCCGATGACGTATGACGATCTGAACGCCAACCTTGCCGATCAGGAGCGGGGCCGCTGGCTGGAAATCGTGGACCCATGGGACGGCAAGCCGGTCGGACTTCGCCTTCTCGTTGCTGGTCCCGACAGTGACACCCAGCGCAAGGCGCGCGTCGAGATGATGGACAAGCTTTCCGAGATCTCCGACAGCGACGGCAAGGTGTCCTTTGAAACCCGCGAAAAACTGCGCGTGTATTGCCTCGCCCGCTGCGTTCTCAACTGGGATGTTGCCGCCGACTTCGGTCTTTCTTCCCAGTTCGGGCAGGCCGCCGTCATCAAGGTTCTGCAAATGCTATGGATGCAACAGCAGGTGGATGCGTTCGCAGGTGACCGGCAGAACTACCGCAGCGAGGCCGCGTAATGGACAGCCTCGATCTCTCCTTCCGGTTCGAACCCAGCGACGACGCGGCGGAGTTTTCCGGCTATGCCGTCATCTGGGGTGAGCGCAACGCTCACAATGAAATCGTCCAGCGGGGCGCGTTCGCGAAGACACTGGCGGACCATCGCGCCGCCGGAACAAAGCCGGTCATGTTCTGGTCGCACAACCGCGACGACATTATCGGCGTCTGGGAAGAGATCCGCGAAGACGAAAAGGGCCTGTTCGTTCGTGGCCGGCTCCTGAAAGAAATCAGCCGTGGGCGCGAAGTCCACGAAATGATGAAGGCAGGCGCGGTCAATGGCCTGTCCATCGGATTCCGTGTTCCGCCTGGTGGCGAGGAACGCCGCAACGGCGTCCGCCACATCCGCCAGATTGAGCTGGCTGAAATCTCGGTTGTCGGACTTCCGTCCGCTGGCCGTGCCCGCATCACTTCCGTTCGCAGTTCTGGCCGCTCTGTCGAGAGCGCAGCGGCCTTCATCGAAGCATGCCGGAAGGCGAGTTGCGCTCTCATCACCAAAGGAAAGTAACATGAAACGAAACTGCAGCATTCTTGCTTTTGCTCTGGTGGCTTGCGGTCTGATCGCCATCGCCTGCGCGCCAGCCTTCGCCAGTCTGGCGAACCCTGCCGATATCGCCCCGGCGATTGCCCTCGGCTCTGGCGGCATTCTCAAGATGGCGGGCATGGGCCTTGCCTCGGTCGCCGTCATGCCGCCGCTCGAAACCCGTGGCGAACCGAACGACGATCCCTTGGCACTTGCCACGCGCACCGTCGAGGAGCTGCGCACCGGCTTCGACACCTTCCGCACCACCTCGGAAACGACAATCACTGAATTGCGTGCGCAGGTGACGGATCTCGAAACCCGCATGAACCGTCCTGGTGGCGGCGACAATCGCAACGAAGAACCCACGCTTGAGCGCCGCGCCTTCACCAACTTTCTCCGCATGGGCCGGGAAGCCATGGAGGCCGAAGAGGTCCGCGCCCTGATCGTCGGTGACGACACCAAGGGCGGTTATCTGGCGCCTGCCGAGTTTCAGGCGGAGGTCATCAAGGGCATTGTCGAGATTTCCCCGATCCGGCAGGCCGTGCGTGTCGGCTCGACCGGGGCAGGTTCCGTCATCCTGCCAAAGATGACGGGCCGTCCTACGGCCTCGTGGGTGGGCGAAGACGAGGAACGCGACGAAACGACCATGACCTATGGTCAGCTTGAAATCCCGATCCACGAACTGGCGTGCTTCATCGACGTGTCCCAGAAGCTGCTGGAAGACTCGGCCATCAACGTTGAGAGCGAAGTGGCCAGCGAGCTTTCGCAGGAATTCGCGCTCAAGGAAAACGCAGCCTTCTCGAATGGCAACGGTGCCAAGAAGCCGCTCGGCATCCAGCAGGTTCCGAACATTGCGGAAATCATCAACGGCCACGCCGCCAACATCAGCGCTGACCAGCTTATCGGCCTGATGTACGCCCTGCCCGCGCCCTACCGGAACAATGGCTCCTGGCTGATGAATGGAACGACCCTTGGCAAAGTTCGCACACTTAAGGATGGGCAGGGTAATTATCTGTGGCAGCCGTCATATCAGGCGGGCCAGCCTTCGACGCTGCTGGGCCGTCCGGTTATCGAAGATACGACGATGCCCGATATCGCCAACGGCGCATTCCCGATCATCTACGGCGATTTCTCAAAAGCGTACCGCGTCTATGACCGCGTCGGCATGTCGATCCTTCGCGATCCGTACACGCAGGCGACGAAGGGCATGGTTCGTTTCCACGCCCGCCGCCGCGTCGGTGGCGGCCCCGTTCTGATCGAGGCGCTGCGCAAGCTGAAAATGTCCGCATAACCAAGTCGCCAAGTCGCCAAGTTGGCGACTTGAGCGGCAGGCGTTTCAGATCGCCAAGTTGGCGATCTGATCGAACCGGAAATTCAGGTCGCAAGGTTTGCGATCTGATCTCACCAAATCCACCCCGGAGAATTCTCATGCGAGACCTCGTACATAACATCAAGGCGGTTATCGCCGCTGCGCCTGCAACTCGCTCCGCCAGCCTCGACGGCCCCGCGGTTGATCTACTCGGCTTCGACAGTGTTGCTCTTATCATCTCGACCGGCGCAGTAACCGGCGCTGGCGACATGAGCGTGAAGCTTCAGGAGAGCGACACCACGACGGCCGGTGATTTTACCGACGTCGATCCCGATCACCTGCAGGGCGGCATTGCGGGAAGCCTCGTCGCCAATTCCACGGCCAAGGTCGGCTATCGCGGCTTCAAGCGATACCTGCGGGCGGTGCTGACGCTCAACAGCGGAACCAGCGTCACGGTCGGCGCTGTCTTCGCGCTGGGCGGCGCGGCAGAAAAGCCGGTGGCCTGATGGCAGCTACCCAGATCATTCCGGTTGGTGTTGGCGAATTTTCGTCTGCTGAATTTTCGGTGGCCGTGGGTACGGCTACTTGCATCTGCATCAATGATGACGAGGGTCCCGCAGTGTCGCCCGGTGCGATAGTGCGCATCGAGTACAAGGACCCAGCCGGAAAATTCTTTGAGTATGATTTTCTTCAATCCTCCAATTCGGGAGGATCGAGAAAAACGGCGGCGTTAGTTAATGGTCCCGGCATTTACCGCGCGACCCGGATCGGTTCGGTACGCTGCGGCGTCTTTATGGTGACCTGATGCCATCACGCGCTCCCTCCGTCTGCGGTCATTGCGGCAAGGCTCACGCCTCGGGCGAAAGCTGCGCTGCCGTGGCTCGCATGGCGAGGGAGCGCAAGGCGCGTTTCGACCAGAAGCGCCCGACAGCCCGCGCACGCGGGTATGACAGCACATGGGAGCGGGAGGCGAAAGCTTACCTTTCCCGCCCAGAGAACCAGTTCTGCAAGTGTGGCGCAAAGGCCGTTGTGGTGCGGCACGTCAAGAGTATTCGCCTCCGCCCGGAACTGCGCATGGATCAATCGAACTGGCGTCCCGGTTGCCAGCGCTGCAATGCGCTCGATGCTGCCGAGGATCGCCGCAACTCCCAAAGGAAACCGAAATGACGATATACGCGTCTGCTGGGGCCAAGCTTTACATCGGCGCCACGAAAGAACAGAAGTCCACGGATTTCGTACTTGCCGATTTCTCGGCGTCCAACGCCGTGACGTGGAAGGAAATCGGGGAGGTCGAAGCGCTCGGCTCGGTTGGCGACACCAGCGAGGCGGTCAACTTCACTGCCCTTTCCGATGCCCGCACCCGCACCCTGAAAGGCCCCCGATCTGCTGGCACCATGGAAGTTGTCTGCGGCCTCGACGCCGAGGACGTGGGCCAGCAGGCAGCGATCGCCGCCGAAAAGACCATCCACGATTACGAATTCCGGATCGTGCTCAATGATGCGCCGGCTGGCGGCACGCCGTCTGAACGGTTCTTCATCGCCAAGGTCATGAGCCAGTCGGAGCAGTTCGACCAGGCTAATAACGTCATGAAGCTGAATATCAGCCTCGGCGTTAACAGCAACGTGGTCAAGGTCGCACGGGACGAGGCGTAACCGATGTTCTTTACCGCATCCGGCTCCACATTCGAAATCGGCTCTGCTCGCCCACAGTGGCGCGCACGGCAGGTTGTCGCATCTGATTTCGACGGCGAAGTGTGGACGCCGGTTGCGGGCCTGAACAGCCTCGGACGCATCGCCGGGGAATGGCAGGTGCAGGAAAATCTCCTGCCTGACGGAAATGCTCCCGATACTCCACAGATCCCGACAATCGACAAGGTGTCGCGGCCAGCGCTCTCCATGCAGATCGTCGCGGGCATTATCGAGGATGATGCGGGACAGGAACAAATGCTTGCGGCGGAAGCATCGGTTGATGCCTTCGCCTTCCGGCTTTCGACCGCAGACGGCGCACAGCGGCGTTTCGTGGCGCTTGTTGTCGGCTCCGACCAGACATTTGACGAAGCGAATTCCGTTCTCTGCTGGTCTTTCTCCCTTCGGCTCCAATCCAACATCCAACGGGGCGCATGATGATTATTTCTGTCGACCAGATCAAAGAGCAACTGAATATCGACGCCGCCGACAACTCGGATGATGCGCTGCTGTCCCGCAAGATCGGCGCGGCGCAGGATCACGTTGAACGGTTGCTCGGCTTCAAGATTGCGGAACGGTATGGCGGCGCAGATCAGGACGCTATTCCCTCGGCGCTGATCGAGGCCGTCTCACAGCTCGCCGCGCACTGGTACGAAAACCGCGAAGCTTCGATTATCGGCATGAGCGCAACCGCTCTGCCTTTCGGCGTGCAGGACATCATCCGCGAATACAGGGAATACAGCTTTGGCTAACGATGGCGGTCTTTCCCGAATTCAGCAACGCATGATGGCGATACCGAAAGCGGTTCGCGATGGCGTCAGGCCCGCCATGGAAAAGGCGGCAAGCAATATCGTTGCCATCGCCAAGACGCTTGTTCCGGTGGATGACGGCGCTCTTCGGGACAGTATTGGCTGGACGTGGGGCAAAGCTCCAGCCGGTAGCATCGCCCTTGCAACGGCAGGATCGGGCGAACTGACCATCACGATTTTCGCCGGGAACGATGAAGCCTTCTACGCCCGCTTTGTTGAGTTTGGCACGGCGGGCGGCGTTCTGGGTGAGCGCCGCGAAACCGGCACGAAAGGCAAGGGAAAGAAGTTTGCGCGCACGCATCCCGGTACCTCGGCGCAGCCGTTCTTCTATCCGGCCTACCGCCTCGGCAAGAAACGCGCCGCCAGCCAGATCAAGCGCGCTATCGCCAAATCCGTTCGCGACAACTGGGGAAGCCGGAAATGAGCGTAGAGCTTGCTATCCAGATCGCGCTACGCGCTCGTTTCATCGCGACGCCTGAAATCGTCAACCTCGTTCCGGCAAACCATATCGTTGATCGCTCCAGCGTGCCGCCGCTCGATCCGTCCATTGTCTTGGGGGAAGCCCAGACGGTCGACGAAGGCACGAGCGTGCAGCGCGACCGCCTGCGGGTTTATTCCACCATTCATCTATGGAAGGTGGAAGAGAGCTTTTCGACAATCCGACAGATCGGGTGGGGCATCCGCACGGCAATACGTGGCGGGCGGCTGGATCTCGGTGCGGGCTTCCAGTGCGCGGATTGCCTCGTCGCCTCACAGCGCAACCTGCGAGATCCGGACGGACGCACCGCGCACGGCGTCGTCACCATCGAAACACTGGTGAAGGTGCTGGCATGAGATCTGGCAGGCTCGACACGAAAATAAAACTGCAATCCTATTCGCACACCGTGCGGGAAGATGGTGTTCCTATCGTGACCTGGACGGACCTTGCTACGGTTCGCGCCGAGGTCATCCAGTCGGGAACAGAACAGTTCTTCCGGGCCTATGGCGCGGTTGAGGAAGCCCAGACGATCTTCCGGATCCGGCATTACCCCGACATCAACACTTCAATGCGGATCGTCTTCGAAGGCAAGAATTACGACATCCGGAAGATCAACGAAATCCGACGCAAGCGCGGCTACGAGATTACGGCGGTGGCGATATGAGTACACGCGGACGCAAGGCGGAATTGCGGGTGATCGAAGGCGGCGCGGTGGAAGCCGTGCCGGACACCGTACCGGCGCATATCCCCGCCGATATGCATTCCGAGTGGCACACCATTGTCGATGATCTGAAACAGCGCCGCGTTCTGACCGAAGCGATGATGGGCAGCGTCAACGCCTACGTCATGGCGATGTACAACGCCCGCCTGGCTCAAAACGAGATCGACAAGCACGGCGTGCTGATACCGGACGCAAAAGGCGTCCAGAAGAAAAACCCGGCCATCGGCTTCCTCGGTAAATCCCAATCCGAGATCCTGCGGCTTTCCGCCGAACTGGGGCTAACGCCCGCGTCCTCGTCGCGGTCGAAAATGAAAAGTAGCAGTCCTCAAGAAGAAGAACCGGACCTGTTTAATGGCAAATCTCTCTTGGATTTCTGACGAAAGCCCGATTGACGATCCTTTCGGTTACGGCGAAAGGGCGGTGCAGTTCCTGCGCCTTCTGCGGCACCCGAAATCTACCCTTTCTGATCGCGCCTTTCAGCTTGACCCATGGCAGGAACGTATTGTGCGCCGTATCTACGGCCCGCGTCATCCGGATGGGCGGCGCATTGTCCGCACTGTCGCCATGATGCTGCCGCGTGGCAATCGCAAGACCTCGCTGGGTGCGGCTCTGGCGCTCCTGCACACCATCGGCCCGGAAAACCTGCCTGGTGGTGAATGCATGGTTGCCGCCTCGGATCGGTCGCAGGCGCGCATCGCCTACAATGAGGCATACAGCATCATAGAGACTGGCGGCTGGCGTGATCGCCTTCACCTGGTCGACTCCAAGAACAAGATTGCCAACCGCAAGACAGGTGCATTCTTCGAGGCCGCCAGCGCTGATGCACGCGTGGCCCACGGTCATACTCCAGTCTTCGCCCTGGTGGATGAGATCCACGCGTGGCCGAAACGCGACCTCTGGGACGCCATTGAAACCGGACTTGCCAAAACCCCCGGCACGCTGCTGATGGTCATCAGCACGGCGGGGCGCGGCTCTGAAAACCTCGCATTTGAATTCTTCGACTATGCCCGCAAGGTGGCGCGTGGCGAGATCGAGGACGAAACCGTGCTGCCGATCCTGTTTGAAACGCCGCGTGACGCTGATTGGGAAGATGAGCAGGTATGGTTTGAAGCCAATCCCGGTCTGACGCTCGGCTACCCTGACATTGAGGGTCTGCGGGTACTGGCGCGGCAGGCCAGAGAGATACCGTCGCGGCGCGCGGCCTTCCAGCAACTGCACCTGAATATGTGGCTCGATGGCTCGGCAGATCCGTTCGTTGACATGCAGGTCTATGACGAAGGCAATTTCCCGGTCGATCTTGAGGATCTGGAAAATGAACCGTGCTGGCTTGGCGTTGACCTGTCATCCACAAATGACCTGACCGCCGTTGTCGCCTGCTGGGGCGATGGAGAAAACGGCTACGTCATCCATCCTTGGTTCTTCTGCCCTGAGGACAATCTGCGGGCGCGTGAAGAGCGTGACAAGGTTCCTTACATGCAGTGGGCCGATGACGAATACATCATTCCGACCCCCGGTAACGTGGTCGATTTTCGCTATATCGAGGATCATATCCGCGAAATTTGCGCCCGCTTCGATGTGCGCGAAATCGCCTTCGACCCGCATCTCGCCCGCAACACGCTGAACACCCTGCTTGAAGAGGGATTGCCCGCCGTCGAGATGCGGCAGGGCTGGGTGACGATGGCCCCCGCCGTCAAGGAACTTGAGCGCGCCATTATCGGTCGGCGCTTTCGCCATGGCGGTCATCCGATCCTCCGGTGGAATTTCGAGAACATCGTGGTTCACACCGATGCTGCCGGGAACAAGTCGTTCCACAAGGGCAAGAGCCGGGAAAAGATTGACGGCGCTGTTGCTGCCGCCATGGCCGTTGCGCGCTGCGCCGCCGGCGACAGCAACGTGTCCAGCTATGAAAGTTTCGAAGGTGACATTGAAGAGTGGAGCTACGCATAATGGAAGATGATGGTGAACGCCTGGTAGTGCTTCTCGAAGCGCGTATCAAAGACCTCGAGCGCAACATGGCGAAGGCTTCCGGCACCACGGCCCGCGAGTTTCGCAAAATGTCGCAATCATCCAAGACTGCGACGCAGCAGATGGAAGAACACGCCATCCGCTCGACGACGCGCATCAATCAGGCCATGGCCTCGGTCAGCACGCGTATCGGTGACTTTGGCAAAGCCTTTGCCGGTGGCCTCGGTATCAGCGTTGCAACGGTCGGTGTGACCGGCTTCGTTGCTGCAACGAAAGCCGCCATTGAAAGCACGGCGGATCTCAGCCGACAGGCGCGTATGGCTGGCGTGGACATCGAAGCGTTTCAGGAACTGAAATTCGTTGCCGAACAGAACAAAATCGGCGTGGACGCCCTGACGGACGGCCTGAAGGAAATGAACCTGCGCGCCGACGAGTTCATAGCGACCGGCGCAGGCGGCGGCGCTGAGGCTTTCCAGCGCCTCGGCTATAGCTCCGAGGAGTTGGCAACCAAGATCAAGAAGCCGTCCGATCTGTTCGTTGAGATCGTCGGTCGCATGAAGCAGTTCGAACGCGCTGCGCAGATTCGCATCGGTGACGAGATATTCGGCGGTTCGGCGGGTGAGAGGTTTGTGGAGCTGGTCGAGCAGGGCGAACAAGGCTTGCGGGACACCATCGCAACAGCACGTGAACTGGGCTTGGTTATGGACCGCGAAATGGTCCAGCAGGCGGAAGAGGTTGATAAGAAGTTCAATCTCATCACCCAGACAGTAGGGACGCGCCTCAAGGCGGCTATCGTGGATGCGGTGTCCGCATGGTTTCGCTTCATTGACTCCTATAGGGAATTTCAGAACCAGCAAGATGACAGTCTCAAAACAAGGCAGATCGAGATCGGCGAACGGCGCCTTGATCTGGAAAACAAAATTCTGGAAGCCCAGAACAATAGCGCATTGCAGGATGCGCAGCGCGCCAAGGCCATTGCTACCTATCAGTTGGAATTGAACAAGCTCGGTACGGAAGATCGAGAAATTACAGGCATCCGCAATACGCGACTGATGAAGCCGGAAGGCCCTGCGGCTAGACCAGCTATAGACACCGGCACTGAATACATGCGCTCGTATCGCGACGAGCTTGCCAAGTCGAACCGCGAACGCCAGATCGCAACGGAGATGGAGAAGATCCTTTCCGATGCGTCTAGCAAGGGCGCGAGCCTTACACGGGATCAGGCCTTGGCACTGGCGCAGGAAACAGTTGCGCGCAGCGAGCGGGATGCGGCGGCCAAGAAATCCGCATCGGAATCGGAGAAGTCCGCCAATGCGACCGCAAAAGAGCGGGAGAAGGTAGCGGAGCTTATCAAGGATCTCGAAACTGAAATTGCTCTGGTATGGGCAAGCGATGAAGCTAAACGCGCCGCCACAGCCACGCGGCAAGCCGGTGCAGCTGCCACCGATGCGGAGCGGCAGAAGATCATCGCGCTCAACGAAACGCTCTACAAGGAAGAGGAAGCCCGCCGCAAAGCCGATGAATCGATGTTGTATTATCGAGATCTTACGCGGGCTGGCCTCGACGATCTGTTCAACTCCCTGGAGCAGGGTAAAAGCTTCTGGGAAGCTATGGGTGACGTTGCCGTCAACAGTCTGAAGCGGATTGCCGACAGCATGTTGAATGATGTTCTCGACAGCATCTTCCAGGTTAATTCTGCCGCATCAGGCGGCGGCGGGGGCGGCTTCCTGTCAAGCCTGCTTGGCGGTCTATTTGGGGGCAGTGGCGGCTTTGCGAAGCTGCCCGCCATTGGCCCCGTTCCTGCGGTAAAGCCGTTCGCCAAGGGTGGTGCATTCCTTGATGGGGTGAGTAGCTTTTCGAGCAAGGTGGTGGACAAGCCTACCATGTTTGCTTTCGCGGACGGTACGGGCCTAATGGGTGAAGCTGGGCCGGAAGCCATCATGCCGTTGCGGCGCGATGCATCGGGCCGTCTGGGTGTATCGGCGCAAGGTGGCGGATCTGGTCAGTCTGCCGGACCGCAGGCTGTTCACGTCACCAGTGATGTTAAGGTGTCGGTTGATGAGAACGGCAACCTTCAGGCTTACGTCCAGAAAGCATCAACCGATGCCATCAAACAGTACGACAGCGGCGCGTACTCCCGAACCGTTGATCACGTGCGGAATGCACAAAAGAGAAGGATGCTTTGACGATGAACACGACAAAGCTCCTGTGCGAAGAACTTGAGCGCAATCTCAATTCTCCCGTATTGCGCGTTCGCCTTCCGGCCGGCGCTGAACTGCTGTGGCGCTGGTTTAACGATCTGAGCCAGTGCCGCACCTTTGGCTTTTCCGGTCCCGATCCCATCCAATACACAGCGATCGACGCTTACGCCCGCGTGAACCGTTGGCCGATCGCTCCCCACCATGTTGCAATCCTCATGGCGATGGACGCCGTGTTCCTCCGCTATTACGCCCAGCGGCAACGGACTGCCGAAGGCGTCAAAACGCTTCCACCTGTCTCCAAGGTTCCGCTTTCTGCTGGCCTGCTCGACGCGATGTTCGGGGGATAAGCATGGTCTGGAAAAGTAAAAAGCGAACATCTGAGCGGAAATGGCAGAAACGCGCTCACGCGGGCTACACCGAGTATCGCTATGGAGTGGCCAAAAAGCCAACGCTACCGCAAGTTTTTAAAGGGGCAGATCGTACCAGTGCAATTAACCAGATCATGGACGTTTTGCACGACTGGCGGGACTCTCCCTTTGAAAACGAGGGGGAAGCCCGCCACAGTGTGCGTTCCGGGCTGTGCCTAAAGGGTTCACCCTGGGGGGCGGCCGATCATGAGGCCGCCGGGTTGCTTTCCGAAGCGTTCGGGCGGATGGGGATTACTCGGCCGACATGGGAAGAGGCACAACGCTGGTATACGGAGCCGCAAGAGAATTGCCGAGGGTGCGGAAGGACGCTGATGGGGGAGGTCAAAAACGGCATCAGAATTATGTTTTGTTCTACCGAGTGCGCAAATCTTGCGTGGAAAAATATAGAGGTCCGCCGCTCGGCTGATAAGACCTACAGCGCCATTTATCGCGCCGCCCTACGTTTCAGGTTCAATCCGGTCCCCTGCAAAGAGTGCTCGCGAGAGTTCCGGCCGCGTTCCGAAGGCCAGCAGTTTTGCTCACAAGAATGCGTTCAAGCATCGCTTCGAACGCTGGGGGAAATTTCGTGTCGGCACTGCAGTAGCTTCTTCCAACCGAAAACCTCGCAAACGAAATTTTGTTCGCAGCAATGCTATTTTGATCATTCGCGAGCGCAGGAAGTAGCATTGAAGTGTGATTTGTGCGGTATTGATTTCACTGGCGCACCAAGAAAAAAAGCGGGGGTGTTCTGCTGCAATAAGCACGCAGTGGCGGCGGCGCAAATCAAGAAAAAGTCGAGGATCGCATTTGATGCGGGCAGGGTCTACAAGCCCGTGGGGCCGCACCGAGAATATGCGCTCCGATTGATTGAAGAATACAAGCGCCGGGACAACGTCATCTATCTGACAGCCGAGATCTTCGATACCTGGTTCAAACGGGCGGCTTGATCAAACTGGGGAGTTTCCCCAGTTGGCGGGTGGGGAATTTCCCCACCATGCTATGCGTCGGGGCGGCGATCCAGCAGCGCTTGAAAAAGTCCATTCTGTCGCTCAGATGCTTCCCTGATCGCTTTCAATTGGCTGAGCATATTACCGAAGGCAGCGATAATGATAGATCCGACGATGGCAGGGAGCGCCCACGGAAGAATGCCGAACAGGACAATGGTGGTATTTGTGCCTCCCCGGCTGTTGGCGACTATCATCATTGTTATGAGCAAGATTATGGCCGCGCCAAGCATGCCGACGATTTCCAGAAACTTGTCCATCTAGCCTTTTTCCCTCTTCTTTCCTGGCGCCTTGGATGCTCGTTCAGAGACTGTTGATCTTTGGCGCATGATAGATTGATACCTCGCCTCTGCAATCTCTGTCGATTCAGATGCGTAGTCACCATCAGTCAACCCATCAGCGTTCAAAAAGTCGCGCGCAACCGCCGATACATCAGTGGGAACGTCGTCCTTAAATTGAAGAACCCTATAACATAGAGCTTTCAACAGGGCGGATTTCTCGTGCAAGATGTGACGATACTCTGCAACAAGTTCGCGGTAGAGTTCCTCGTCACCCCTTGATTTTTCAAGGTTTCGTTCGAGGGCGTGTATCTGCTCGTTGGCGTCCGAAAGCTCTTCATAAGCATCTTTGTATTGCCCCAGCCGCCCAAGTTCACGCTTGAGTATATCGTTTACATACTCCGCCATATTGAAGTCATAGATGAACAGGTTATCGACCAGCTGGCTGTAGGTTTCGTCTTCGACGAATACACGCAACGCCTTTTGGCCGGTTGGCGGATCTTCCTGCACTGAATCGGCCAACCGCTGTATGACCTCAGCATTTACCGACCGCTGATTTTCCTCAGCGTGACGCTCTATTGCCGCGTAAATCTCACGCGGAACTCTAATCGTATAGCGGACGAAGTCGGTTTGTTTGGCCATGATGGTCCATACAAGCACTAAAATGGTGAAAAATACAATAGCCGGAGTTGCGCACTAATTTGGTGCGTGTTAGCGTGCACCAAATTGGTGAAAAGGAGGATTCGGTGAGCAGCGATCATCATCAATTTAAAGTCAATCTACCCACAGATGTGAAGGAGTGGCTTGCTGAACAAGCCAAGGCGAACCTCCGCTCACAAACATCAGAGATAATTCTAGCGCTTCGAGAAAAAATGCAGAGGGAAAATTCATACGAAAAAGCCCCGGCGCGGTCCTAGGAAAACACCGCCGAGGCTATTTGAAACAACCCCGAAGGGTCATCAAATGCAGCAAATTAATACACCTAAGCGGCCTCCGACTTCAAGGCCTGATGTCAAAATACAGTTAACGAACGGCCCGCGCACGAGACCGCCGCTGGAAACGCACCACATCCATGATGCAGTCGACCGATTGTTTGAGCTTCAGTCGCTGTCGGAGATTGGCTCGTGGGTGGCGCTCCAGCTTGAAGATATGGAAAGCGATGACAAAGACCCTGTAGCCAAAAGGCTCAGATCCCACATGGGTTATTTCATTCGCGCGATCGGTAATTTGGCGGATCCGGCAATCGAATTGCTCGACGAGATCGAGGCCGACTTGAGGAACCGACAATAGAAATCTTGACGCTCCGAGTGGCGGCCATTCTGGCCGCTGCTTTTTTGTCTTTCGAAAAGAGCGGACCATGACGAACACAAAAGATAAAACCCTCGGCGTGAAGGAAATCGCATCCCTGCTCGGATGCTGCCCCCAGACGGTGCGGCGCTACCACGCCAAAGGGACAATCCCAACCCAGCAGATCGGCGGCAAATGGAGTTCCATCAGGGCTTCCCGCGTCGATCTTCTGAATTTCCTCAAGAAAAAACAGAAGGAGCGGCGCTGATGGCTCTCCCTCAGCTGCACACCATGGATGAGGTTGCGCAGGCGCTGCACATTTCCAGACGCAAGTTGCAGGACGTTATCAAAGAGCGTCCGTTTTATCGACAGATCGGCCGGCAGAAGGTTTTCACCGAGGCCGATATCAAGGCATTAGTGGAGTCGTTGTCATGCCCCTCAAGCTCACCAAGCGCCACGGCGGAGAAAACTGGTACATCCGTGGCACCCTCCGAGGCGTCACTGTGGACGAAACTACAGGCACTGACGACCGCAAAAGAGCCGAAGAAATCCGTATCCGCCGGGAAACGGAAATCCTCGACCGTAGTATCCATGGCGTTCGAAAAACAGCAACGTTCCTCGAAGCCAGTGTGATGTATCTGGAAGAGGGAGGCGCAAGCCGCTTTGTTGATATCGTCGCTCGGCACTTCGGAACTATTCCCCTCAACGACATCGATCAGGCGGCAATAGACCGGGCTGCAAAAACACTCTATCCGAACGCTTCACCATCAACCAGAAACCGGCAGGTTTACACGCCGGTTTCTGCTGTTTTGCACTTCGCAGCCAAGAAGAAGATGTGCGACAAGCCTGTGATCGAGCGCCCGAAGCAGCCTAAGGGCCGTATTCGCTGGATTACCCATGATGAGGCGCAAACACTTATTGGGTGTTCTTCGCCCCACCTGAAGCCGCTCTTGACCTTCCTGCTTTATACTGGCGCTCGCTTGTCTGAGGCGCTTTATCTCGATTGGCGGAACGTTGATCTGTCGCGATCACATGTAGCCTTCCTCGACACGAAAACGGGCGACGATAGAGGTGTTCCACTTCATCCGGGTGTCGTGGCGGCTCTCGCCAATCTGAAGCATCGTTCGGGCATGGTTTTTCGTCGCCCAGACGGAAAGCCTTATGAGGTCAAGAAAGATGGAGGCGGCCAAATCAAGACCGCCTTCAACGGTGCGTGCAGACGTGCTGAAATCAAAGATTTCTCACCTCACGATTGCCGTCATACCTGGGCGACATGGCACTACGCGGCCAATCGGGATCTTATCGCCCTTATGAAGCTGGGTGGCTGGAAATCTGAAAAGATGGTTCTGCGCTACGCGCACAATAATGTCGAAAATCTAGCAGCTTCAGTAAATGCGCTCCCTTGGGGAAAATCCGGGGAAGTAACAACCGCTGTCGCGAAAGTATCAAGGAAATCAAAACGATGA